CAATATTAAGAGGATTATAAAATGGCGTTTCAATATTCACCCAAAATAGTTACGGACGGATTAGTGTTTTATTTAGACGCAGCTAACCCTAAATCATATGTTTCAGGGTCTACTGTTTGGAATGATATCTCACGTGGTGGGAATACAGGAACATTAGTTAATGGGCCAACTTTTAATAGTGGAAATGGAGGAAGTATTGTATTTGATGGTACTAATGACTTTATATATGTTCCTTTTATTTTAGATACTTCAACAAATTATACTATTGAGGTTATTGGTAAATCATCCACAATGACTACTGATATTAATAATAGGCAGACATTATGGTGTTTTGCTTCCGGTACTTCCCAGGGGTATCAACTGTTAGATTTTGAAATATGGGGAGATGGATTAACATCATTTAATGGTGATAATACAAATTTCGCAACACCATTACTTGCAACCTTGACACCCATAGGTACCACAGACATTAAAGTTTATACATTATCTAAATCAGGTACAAGTCAATCTTGGTATGTTAATGGAGTTTTTAGAATAAGTGTTACACAAACATACACTGGAACATCACAATATTTTAAAATAGGTACTAGAGGACCAGGTACAACAGGTACAGGAACACAATGGAACGGAATTGTATATTCTGCTAAAATATATAATAGAAATTTAACGGCATCAGAAATCCTGCAAAACTATAATGCCACTAAATCAAGATTTGGTATCGTGTGATATTTATTAATATGTATATCTATTTAATAACAAATAAAATAAATAATAAAAAATATGTCGGTAAATGTGAAGAACGACCAGACAAATCAAAATATTATTTTGGTTCTGGGAATCAAATAAAATTGGCAATAAAAAAATACGGAAAAAAAAATTTTACAAAAGAAATACTTGAAGAAAATTTAACAAAAGAAAATATATGTGAACGAGAAATTTATTGGATTAAAGAATTAAATACTCATAGTAAAATTGGGTACAATTTAACAGATGGAGGTGATGGTATTCGTAATCCTTCTGAAGAAATTAGAAAAAAATTAAGTGATTTAGGAAAACAAAGAATAGGGAATCTTAATAATAGGTATGGTTCTAAACTTACTGAGGAACATAAAGAAATATTACGAAAAGTAAATTTGAATAAAAAACTAAGTCAAGAAACTAAAGAAAAAATTAGCAATAAAAAGAAAGGGTTTAAAATGTCAGATGAAACCAAGAAAAAAATGAGTGAAAATAGAATTGGTAAAAAACTACCAGAACATATTAGGATTAATATGTGTAAAAATAAACCAAATAAAATAAAGGTTGCGAAAATAGATAAAAAAACAAAAATGATTTTATGCGTTTATGAATCTTTAAAAATGGCATCATTAGATAGTGGTGTTAAAATACCAAACATATCAATGTGTCTAAATAAAAAATTAAAATCAAGTGGTGGTTTTATTTGGGAAAAAGTAATTGATTAACAATGGCAGGAAGAATATCATATTACGGAGGAATTGTAAAAGATGGTTTAATCTTTGATTTAGATGCTGCTAAACGAGATTCTTATCCTGGAAGTGGTACAGTTATTAGAGAGATAACAGGTACTAATGTTATCGGTACTTTAATAAATGGACCAACCTTTAGTCTAAATAATGGAGGTTCAATTACATTTGATGGTACGGATGATTATGTAATAATAAATCAGAATAATATACAACCTTCAGCAGAGCTCTCAATAGAGTCGTGGTTTAATTCTTTTGGAAGTAATGGTAGAATACAAGGTATTTTTTACGCCAATTATGGTCTTGGTTTACGGTTATCAATAACTGGACAAATGCATTCAAGAGTTAATAGCGGAGCAGCATCGTATCAAAACACAACTACCACAACATATTTTAACAATAGATGGAATCACGTTGTTTTAACAATTAACTCAACGCAAGCGAAATTATATATTAATTCATCATTTTTAGAACAATATTCAATTTCATATAGTGGGAGTAATACTTTTTCCACAAGTATTGGAGGTTTTGGAACTGACATTAATGACCCGGCTAATAGAGGGTTTTATGGTAATGTGAGTGTATGTAGGGCGTATAATAAAGTATTAACTGACCAAGAAGTTCTACAAAACTACAATGCGTTAAAAGGTAGATACGGTTTATAATATTTATAACATATGGAAACACAATTACAAGATTACGGACAAAGACAATTTATGATATTTGGTACAAGTGAGTTACCACTTATTGATTTTACACAAGTTTTAGAAACATCAATAGATACCGTTAGAAAGTCGGTTGATGAAACAAAGACATTTGTTAAATGGGAAGGTGATGTCGTTCCATCAAGTGTGGACTCCTTGACAACAAAGGAAGGCCCGTATACCTATGAAGAAATATTAGATATTTTACAAACTCCTGAATGGACATCTCCTGACCCGATTATATGAGTACAGTACAGAATATAAGAAATATTACTACAAATGGTTTGTCTCTTTTATTAGACCCAGCTAACCCAAAATTTTACACACCAACAGGTAGTACAATTTATGACGCAAGTATTTCCTCAAATATTGGTACTTTAGCAAATGGAACATTATATAATTCATCTAACGCTGGAAATTTCTTTTTTGATGCGACTGATGACTATATTAATCTAACGAACTATTTTAGTGCAACAACTTGGAGTGTAAATTATTTTGGAAAATTTAATATTTCTAAAAGTAAAGTCACACAACAAATGATACTAAATCGGAATTCAGTTGGTACTTCAGATGGGAGTTTACTTTTAGAATTCACATATTCAGTAACCATTTATCAAATATTAGTTGATTCAAATTCAAATATTTTTATAGGAGGAAGAATTGTTGAATATAATGGGACTGAAAGACAATTCATTGTAAAAACAAATTCATCAGGTACGTTATTAACAGAATTTAATTTAGGTTTATCAATTAACCAAACACAAGATGTAACTTGTATGGGGTTTAATTCTTCAGGTGACTTATTATATGCCGGTTATAATTTAGATAGTCTTGTAAGAGTAAATTCAACAACAGGTGCTCGTCAACAAACAATTGCAACAGTAAATGCAACCATAACACAATCTAAATTTATAATAGATAACACAAACGATAAAATTTATATTGGTGGTTGGTTCACGTCTATACAAGGAATATCCGCACAAAGATTAGCTCGTCTTAATTTATCGGCAATGACAATTGATACAAGTTTTAATACTACAACAGGTTTTGTTAATACCGAAGATGTTCAAGATATGGTATTACAACCTGATGGTAAATTAATTGTTTTAGGTCAATTTACAAGTTATAAAGGAGTTTCAATTAATAGAATTGTCAGACTTAATTCAGACGCGAGTATTGACCCAACTTTTCAAACATCAGGTGCGACATTTGGGTTTAATGGTAATATCTCAAGAAACTGCACAGTTTTACAATCCGATGGAAAAGTAATTGTTGGAGGAGCATTTACGACATATAGTGGTGTAACAAGCAATAGAATTATTAGATTAAATTCTGATGGTACAATTGACAATACATTCACAATTGGGTCTGGTTTTAATGCCGCTGTAACTTGTGTTGCGTTACAATCGGACAGAAAGATTCTGGTTGGTGGAAGTTTTGGCGCATATAGCGGATTATCAAATGCGTATATTGTTAGATTAAATACTAATGGTACTAAAGATTTAACATTTACCGCATCCACAGTTTCAACTGTCACATCAATTACAGTACAAAATGATGGAAAAATTTTAATTGGTAGTGGTTATATAACACAAGTTAATGGTACAAATGTAAACCAAGTTTGTCGATTAAATACCGATGGTTCAATAGACAATACTTTTTCATCTGGAACAGGTATTTTAGGAGCTTATAGACTTAACACTCAAGTACTCTATTCAACGGCAGTTTCATCAATATCAACACAATCTTTTTTTTCTTTTACACAACCCTCTAATTGGCGAAAATATGAAAACTACGAGTCAATATTATCTAACAAATGGTTTAATTTAACGATGACTAAAAACACTGGTAACACTTTTAACCTATTTTGGAATGGTGAATATAAAGAAAGCGCTACCCCATCTCCAGTATTTTCAACAAACAACATAACAAATAGAATTGGTCCGGCAAATGGTAATGTCGGTGTTATACAATACTATAACAGAGAATTATCAAGTGTGGAAGTTTTAAATAACTATCGTTCTTTTAAAGATAGATATCAAATTACGTAGTATTTATAGTAAACATTATTACTATGAATATAGAAATTCAACCAGTTATCGTACCAACAAAAGGAACAGGTACACAATTTAATTTAGATTCTCTTAAATTCCCGATGTTTCCAACATCAGTTCCATTCCTTTGGCAAGTGTTAACAGATGAAGGTGTTACAGTTTTGGAAGGTAACCTATATATGGACGAACAAACATACTCAGGATGGTCAAACGATGATAACTATGCAATTGATTGGGCTTTGAATGAGGTAGGATTACAAAGAGTAGTTTAATAATGTATTTATATAATAATCTTGGATAGGGAAAAGATTTACTTATGGCAAACGAATTTAATATAAAAAATGGTTTTATAACCAGCGGAAACTCCAATGTTTACGCAAATCTAAATGTAACAGGTACATTAAGTGCGTCAACAATATCGGCATCAACTATATCATCACCATTTACAACAGGTTCGGTTATATTTCAGGGTAGTGGTGGAACATTAACTCAAAGTAACTCACAATTATTTTGGGACAATGTGAATAATAGATTTGGCGTTGGTACGGCTTCGCCAATATCAGAATTATCTGTTGGAAGTATTAATGGAATAACTTTGCAAAGTGGTGTAATTATGCCAAATCTTCACAGAGATAATACCGATGGTGCTTTTTTAATTAGAAGTTATAATACAACTACCACTACTTATACAACTAACGTAAAAGTTAGGCCTAATGGTAATTTCTTAATCGGCACAACAACAGACGCAGGTCAAAAATTACAAGTTAGTGGTAATACTTTAATTCAAGGTGGATTAACTGCTACGACAATATCCGCAACAACAATATCAGCATCAACAGTATCATCACCATTTACAACAGGTTCGGTAATATTTCAGGGTAGTGGTGGAACATTATCTGAAAATAACTCACAATTATTTTGGGACAATACGAATGCAAGATTGGGTATTGGTACGGTTTCGCCTGCTACAACATTACAAATATCAGGAACAACGACAACACAAGCTATTATACCAGTAGCAGATTCAACATACAATTTGGGAACTGCTGCGTTACGATACAATACTATTAACCTTCGTGGCTTATCTTCAGCGGGTAACTCGTTAGATATAAACGCAGGTAACATAAATTTAAATGATAGTGTTGGTGCAATTAAAGCACGTTTGATTGGTGCAACTGGAAATTTCTTAATAGGCACAACAACAGACGCAGGTCAAAAATTACAAGTTAGTGGTAATACTTTAATTCAAGGTGTTCTAACCGCAACTACTTTTAGTGGAAATAGTAATACTATTTCAGGTACTAAAGGTTCTGTAATAACAGACGGTAGTAGTACTACAGCATTTTTAACTTTTTCAGGTAGTAATACAATTGGTGGTACAGGATATACTGACTTTATAAGAGTTACCAATACCGCAGCAGGTGCAACCAACCCAAACAAAACTTTTAGAACAAATAACACAGGTGCTCTTGAAATTGTAAATAGTACGTATGGTACAATTATACTTTCACTTACAGATGCTGGAGTGTTAAGCACACCAGGTGGAGGAACATCTGATTTAAGAAGAAAAACAAATATTCAATATATTGACGATGAAATTACCCCACATATTTTAAATTTAAAACCTGTCAAATTTGAATATAAAGATTATAGTGGTACAACAAGACACGGTTTTGTCGCTCAAGATGTTTTAGAAACATATCCTGAATTGGTACTTGGTGATGGTGAAAAAGAAAACGGAACATACGGATTAGATTATGATGGTATTTTATCTTTAACAGTTAAATCATTACAAGAAACAATATTAAAAGTTGAAAAACTTGAAAAAGAATTAAATGAACTTAAAAATAAAATGGGTTAATGGCTTATATACAAATATCTAATATTGACGGAACACCACCTTTTCAGTTTTATGTCTGTGATTATGGTGGAAATAATTGTGAATTAGTTCAAACAGAATATGACCCAATCTATTGGCCAATAAATGTCTATGTCCCACCAACATTTTATGGAATACAATCATTTATGTTAAAGATTGTTGATTCTAATCTATGTGAAACGATGACAATATATAATTGTCCAACACCAACACAAACACCTACTCCAACCCCCACCCCAACTCCTACACCTACACCTTAATATATTTCGTTTTTAATATTCATAAAAATGAAAATCTTGTTATTTATAGTTAATGGCTTTAGGATTTAAAAATTGTTGTGATAGTAATGAATATTTCTACCTAACTGGTATTCCTGGTTATGTATCTGAGTTTGAAATATATTATATTGAAACTCTTGAAGGTGAGATATTTTGTGGAGAGTATGTTGAAATACCCGCATTAAATTATCAACCAACAACATACAGTTTAGTTGGAATGACTGGTCAAACAAGTTGTTCAAATTGTATATTATTAAATCCATGTCCTACAGGAATTATTATTGATTTAAATACTCAGTATTCAACAACGGCATTAGTTAATGATTGTTCTTTAAAAACAATTTTCCCAATGCAGGTTAGTTGTGTTAAAACTCTACCTTCCCAAACTAATTCATTAGACGGTCAAGTAGGTTTATATATTATAGGAGGAACACCTCCTTACTCAATTTATACTGGTACAAGTACAACTGCGGTTGGGCAAAGTACTAACGGACAAACATTCCAAGTTTATAATAATGTTTCTGCTGGAACATATACATCAATTGTTTATGACTTTTATGGTGATTATATACAAACAATTAATTGTGTTTTAAGTGGGGTTCCTATTTCAATAATCGCTAATTGTTCTTCGATATCACCGACTTATTATGGTGGTAATAACGGTTCGTTCTATATTACACTCGATGGTGGAACACAACCATTTACCTATACATTTAGTGGTATTACAACAACTGGTAATGACTCGTTCAGTAAAGCAGGTTTAACTGCTGGTACATATACTATTGTAGTTACTGATGGTGGTAATGGTATTTATCAACAAACACAGACAGTCACTTGTACTGTTAGTAATCCAACACCAATTGTGTTCCCATCTAATTTGTGTATGACATTTGAATTATGTGGTACTCAGTTCTTCTTAAACTTTACGAGTGGGTCAACTCAAAATTACCATCCTGTTTATTCATTAGTGAATATTTCAGACATTGGTGTTACAGGTATGACATTATCGTATGGTACTAATGGTTGGGTTTCATCAGTTGAAAATCAAGACCCATTCTCAGTTCCTACGGATTGTCAAATTGGTGTTATTTCATTTACTAAGAATCCAAATCAATTGGATGACCAACCTTCAGGTATTTGGATTGGTGGTGGAATTGGTAATATTGTTGGAGTTTCATCAAATGTTTTAGAAGGTTCATGTACCAGCACAACTCAACTATTAACAGTTAGTGTACTTACTCAAAGAGAACCGGCTTGTTCGTCTAATAATAATAACACAGGTTCTGTTACACTTGACGCCAGTTCATATTACGGAGGTCCTTTCACATATTTTGTTGATGGACAACAATATAATTCACCTGTAATATTTGGATTATCTGTTGGCACACACACAGCTCAAGTAATTGACTCAAATGGAATAACTAGCGAAGTGATAAGTTTTGAAATTTTAAATAGCACACCTGTGGAAGTTAATTTTGAACCGCACGTTACTAATCCATTACCTAATACTTACCCAACAACAACAACACTAACTTATTTATCGAATGTTACTTATCCTTCATTACCACAAGGAGCTCAAATTACTACAAGTTTATCTTTCCTACCTGGAATTAATATAAATAAGGTAAATTCAACTTCAAACATTTATACCAATATAACTCTTAATATTATTCAAACTTTACAAGACGGAACACAATTAACAATACCAATGAGTTTTACAACAAATACTAACAGTGGTAGTAACACATCTTCAAATGGTCAATGTCCTTTTTATGAGAATAATAGTTATATTTATTCAAGTGATAGTCAGTTAACAATTAATAGTGGAGACCAATTGGATATTGAAATTACATTTGATTGGTCATTTGATTCAACTACACCGTTTTTGACAAGTTGTAATGAACAAATTGAGTTATTTGGAGTTGTATTACACAATCATACTCAAATAAGTCAAGGATGTCAGTACTTAGGGTATGGATTTGATGTGAACTATTTATTTAAAGTTTCATCTTTAGTTATCCAAAGAACTCCGGCAAATCCTGTAAGTGGTGAAATTGTTCAAAATGGATACGGGCCACAATAAAATAAAATTAAGATAATTATTAGATATGGGTTATATAATAAAAGAAAATCAAGGATTACTTGTAACAAGATTAACAGACGTTGGGAGAAGAAAAATATCCGAGGGTAATTTTAATGTTGCTTATTTCCAAATAGGTGATAGTGAAGTTAACTACACCGCATTATCTAATTACGACAACTCTGATTATATGGTTTTGGAACCACCATACAATGCTCAAAACAATGTTGGTATTCCTCAATCTACGAGAACCGATATTAAATACCCATTTTATTTACAAGGATTTAATGGTATAACTTATGGTATTCCATTTATGGCATCTGCGGATGATTCAGTTTATAACACTGCGGCACCTAATGGTTTTTTTGTAACTGCGACTACTGCGTCTACTTGTTTTATGCCATATCATACAAGTGCGTATACATATAATTCACAATATGTTGTTAATTTATCTGGTTCATCATTTAATGGTGGAAGTACGATTTTAACTATGAGTTCAAGTCCTTGTTCTGATTCAGCATCAGGTACCACAATCTCAGCTGGAACTTTTGTTACCATCTATATGAGTGGTGGTTCATCTTGTGGTTGTATTGATTCATGTCATCCAATACTAACGTATAAAGTTATACAGGTTAATGGGTTAAATATTACTTTAGACAGATTTTTACCTAATTTAAATGCAGTTGGATATACCGGTAACGCTCGTTTATTCTTTTATCCATCAGGTATGACTGGTTATGATTTACCAACACCGATGAACTATTGGAATGATAGTGTTATTAATTACGAATCAGTTTGTACACCTGAAGATGGTTTAGTTAAAATTTGGAATATGAATATTCCTTGGTCGGTTAATCCTGCTGGTTTAACAACACCTTACAGACAATTCAATAGTTTTGGTTCAAAAGATTATATTAGCTCAAAAGAATATTTTGGTTATATGTCATCAAGTGGTCAAAGTGGTACTTCTAATGTTTATTATTATAACTCATTTAATGAGGAGATTATAGTAACTCCTGAAGAACAAAAGGCGGTTGCTATCTGTCACTATACTAATAATACTATTATTAATTTTTATGGTGAAAAGTTTGCGTGTGAAGCTTACGACTCAACAACAC